ATACCCCCGAGTGTGTTTCTACGCGCTCGCGTAAGGCCGACGATTTCGCCCGGTTTTGGGAGGCCTATCCGAAGAGAGTCGGAAAGGACGACGCCCGAAAAGCATTCGATCGAGCCATCCGCCGCATCACCGACGCCGACCCGGTTGTCGTGATCCTCGCCGCCATCGAGGCGCAGCGGAACTGGGACCAGTGGCAGCGCGGATTCGTGCCGAACCCTGCCACATGGCTCAACCGCGGAAGTTGGGCTGATCAACCCGACGAGACTCCCGTAATCGACCTTAGCAGACGACAGGCCAATGGACGATCTGACCCCCTCCAACCCGACCAGCGTCGAACTGCCCGAGAAGCCAATCTCGCCCGCGCTTTCGCCGCATCTGAAATTGCTGCTCGTCGAGAGTGAAAACACGTGGCAGGCCGTCCGCACGATCGCCGAGAACCGCGATCTGAAGGCGGAGACGGTCGCCAACCTACCGGTGCTGAAGGCCGCCGCGACGCAGAAGGCGGGCCAGGCCGGTGTCCGCCAGGTCATCGGCAAGCGGTTCGCGCTCTATCCGCAGCCCGATCGTTCGCAAGGCGAGTGGTTGGCCTGGTGGGAGGACTACTTCGACGTTCTCGCCGATGTGCCCTGGGCGGCCCTGGAGGCTGGCATGGCAGTCTACGTGCGGGACCCGAAGTCGGAGTTCATGCCGAAGCCCGGCAAGCTGCTGGAACTGGCCAAGGCTGCTCCCGTTCGAGTGATGATCGCCTACGAGCGCGCCCTGAAGGTGGCGGAATACACACCGCCGGCGCCGATCGATCCCGACATCCTGGCCAGCCTGAACATGCCGCAGCCGAAGGCGATGCCCACAGGCGCGGAGGCCAAGCGCATGGGCGAGGAAGCCGCATCGCAGATCATCGGCGCCAGGGCCCGCCTGCCGGTTGTCGAGCTGCCCAGCATCGCCGGCACGCCAGACGAGACCGGCATTACGCCGCAGATGCGCGAACTGCTTGCGCGCCAGCGGGGCGCCGCATGACCTACCCCGACCCCTCCAACCGCTACTGCTGCGCTTCTTGCCGGGAAGGGATTGCGGATCCGGCGCCTGTCAGCGTTCGCACGGCCAAGGACCAGCAAGACGCCTACGCCGCCAGACGTCACGCCTACCGGCTGGAGAACCCGCACCTGACCCGCCAGCAAATCGAGGATGGCGCCGCATGACCTGCAACCGCTTCTTCATCCTCGCTCTAACCCTTGCGGCTCTTGTTCTGTTTGCCTGGATGTACAGCGGAAGGGCGTTTGCGCAGGAGTGCAGGCTGCCGCATGCGCGGGAGCAGTTCCGCGGCTACGCCGTCACCGTGACGGATGGCGACACCTTCCGCATGCGGACCAACTGGTGTCCGTCGCTGAGGGTGAGGCTAGCGGATTTCTCGGCGCCAGAACGCTACCAGCCCGGCGGCCCGGAAGCCACTGCCGCCCTTCGCCAGATCGTCCAGGGCCATCGGCTGCGCTGCATAGCCACGCGCGGCCGTCACGGGTCGTATTCGAGCCATGGACGCTCGATCGCCATCTGCAGAACCGGGCGCGCGACGCTGGGTGATCAGCTCAGGGCCACCGGTATCGTCGAGGGCGGCAACTGATGGGTTCGCTCCTCAACAAAATCACTCGTATGGACGCGGAGACATCCACCATTGAGCAAGTGATGGGCCTCGTCGCCCAATTGCTTGCTATGCCTCGGATCACTGGGACGCCGATATTTGCTGATGAGCACAATGAGGAATGGGCTGCAATTGAATTCCTTCAACGAGGCAGGTGGGTCGACCGTGAGAACCCTTCCCGCCCAAGAATTGAGGCGATCATCTGGGCGGCGAAGTCACTCAGGAATGCTCGGCGCCCTGGTCGCGCGAGAAGGGCCAAGCAGAAGCGAGAAATACAGAAGATCGAACGCCGCACATGTCTGTTTGAGCGGTCGCTGCCCGTCGGGGTCATCCCACATGATGGCGAGCACGATGTCATCTTACACCCACTAACCGCCGCCAGAATCCGCAAAAAGGGCGCCAATGTCTTTTGCCGGCGCTATGGCTGGTCGAAAAAGCCCTTGAGGTGGCAATTCGATCATATGGTCCAGCAGGCGCCTCGTGCTGCTCCGCACCGGCCGCGATACACCATTTCTGGCCCCGGCGTTGAGCGCACACCGTTTTATGACGGCGGCAGGATCAAACGTGGCGGGCGACAGTTCGCGACATACGTCGGGTGGGAGCGCGCCGCATCGACCTACCGACGCCGCCTTCGTTGGTGCGCTGCCGAGTTTACTCCGCTTGAGCCATGCGCCCGGTGCGGCGCCCTCATGCGCGAGGGTTCGATGCGAATTTTGACAGCGCGCGAGTGGGGCGCTTCCCGCCAAGCCAAAGAACTTCGCGAAGCCGCCGCCACACTCCTTGGCCAGCCACTTTGCGCCAACTGCCACAAACCCTTCGACGGGGTGACCGTCCTCGTCGCCGCCCAATCCGCCACCTGGAAACTTCGCAGGGAGACTTCGAAATGCCCAACCAATCGCCCGCGCTCATACGCTCAGCGGGAGACCTACGCGCGTTCATCCTCGATATGATCCCAAAGGTCGTCTCGAAGGAGATTGATGCGGACGTCGCTCGTGACGTGAGCAAGCTCGCTGCCCAGGTGACGGAGAGCTTCTACGCCGAGATCAAAGCTCACGCCTTCGGCCTGGCGCCATCAAAATTGCCCATCGGCGAATTCTCTCTTGAGAAGCAACCACACCACGAAGTGCGCACCGCTGAGGGAGTGGAAGGCCTGGTGGCTGCTCTCGAACCGCCTTCGCGGGCCGCCGAATGATGGGGGTCCGCTGATGCCGTCGCTGCCGTACAGCTTCCGCACCCTCACCGAAGCCGCCGACTACTTCGACCAGCGCGCCGAGGAGAAGGAGGCGCAACTCCGCGTCAACCGCGACGACAAATCCAACAGGCTATGCCGCGACCGGATCGCAGGCGCTGCCCATGAGGCCAGGGTCCTGGCGGATATGCTGAGGCATACGCAGTTCACGGGGGAGAAGGCGTGACTCCGTTGCTGCGAGCCATGAACTGCGCGCCGAGCGACGGCACCGTGATCCTCGGAATCTACAACGACTTCTCCGGTATAGTAGCGATGTTCTGGGGCGAGCACGCGGAGTTCGACGAGGGCGAACTCGGGTGGGTCGATGCGAGCGACGGTCAGACGGCCGGCAGGAGCTGGGTGGGATGGGTTCCGGCGCCCGCACTCAAATGGCCGTTCGTCCGCGAGAGGTCGTCCTGCACATGACCACCATTACACCTGAACTCGAAGCCATGGCGAAGGCCGTCGATCCCGAGGCGTTCAAGCCCTGGGCATTTGAAGACCAGCCCGAACTCGCCGATGAGACGGACCCAGGCTGGCAGATCCTGCGCAACAGCAAGGATCGAGCGCAGACCAGGGCCATTGATGCCGCCCGCGCCGCGCTCCTCGCTATCCGAGACATCGCGGACGCCACCGTAGCCGCCGCGCTCCCCGCAAACACCTGCGCGCTTCCAGACGGCAAGACCATCACGGTCGCCGTCGAGCCGGTATGGGAAGCGGTCATCGACGCCATCCTGGGGGAGCCATGACCGACTATCCCCGGCAATGGGAGTGCAGCGTCTGCGCCGCGCCGAGGCCGCGCACGATAACGGCGGGTTGGGGCGTCGATCAGACCACTCGGCTTTGGCGATGCCCGAAGTGCCGACCACCAGCGCGCGTCACCACAACCACAATCATCGAGGGGCAAGACCAACTATGACCGCGGCCATCACACATTCAACGGGGGCGTTCGAATTGAGCAAATACAGGAAGAAGCGGAAGACCGCGCAGGAGATCGCGCAGGACCTGTTGGCGCGCCGGATGATGGACTTCGGCGCGGTTGGCCTCCAAGCGACTGCCGCCGCCCTTCCACAACAATCCGCCGTCGAGGTCACGCGCGCTGGCGAAGTCCGCGAGAGCCACAAGGACGGCAACAAGGTGGACGCCGACTCCGCTCGCCGGATGGACGCTTTCGAGGCGATCAAGCCCAGCATGTCAGGACCAGACAACAAGGAGTTCGCGGGCGCCTACGATGCGGCTCGACGTCTCGAGCGCGATGTCATCACCCGTCTCGGCGAGCATGACCAGGGCAGGTCCTTCGATCGCGTCGACAACGGCTTGGAATCCACCACCAAGGCCCGGCTGGATCAGATGATCTCCGCGGCCGAGCGGATCGAAGCCGTGATGAAGCTGCTCCCGCCTCGCGACGGCAATCTCCTGTTGGAGATCATCGCCCCCAAGCAGGAATACGAGCACTGGCGGCAGATCGTGGCCAAGAAGACCGGCGAGTACAACGGCATGGCTCAGGGGGCCGTCCTGCGCTCAGCCTGCGTCAACCTCCGTGACGCCTACGACAGCAAGGCGTATCAGGATTTCCTGAAGCGGCAGCGGGGCGAGACGAGCGAGGCTGCGTGATGGCGCCTACGAAGCCCAAGGCTGAACCGAAACCCGGTAAGGTCAAGGTGCAGGTCGGTTACAGCCGGCCGGCGCCTGGGGCGCTGCTGAAGAAGGGGAAGGTGAAGTGAAACTGCTGCACTGCGTCACCCACGGCGACGACCCGTGGCCGGGGAGCCGGTTCATCGAGCTCACTTGGTCCGAGCATGGCGAAGAGAGCCGCGAGCTGTTCCACTTCGCCTGGCCCAGCGACCAACCGCGCTTCACGGCGGCGCTCGACGAGTTTACGGCGCTCATGCTCGCCCATGTTCCACTGCCGCGCCCGCCGGGCATTCAGACATGACCGTTGCCGCACTACTCGCCGCCTCGGCTGTCACGCTCGCAGCGCAGTCGGTGACCACCGTCGGCCAGACAGGCGGGATCACCGCCGGCCACATCGACTCGGTCACATGCGACGGGGATGGGTGCGTCGTGATCGGTCCGCCAACTTGCATCGTGACGCGGAAGCCTCCTACGCGAGGAGCGCCCTGCCCGAAGGTTGAGCTTCGACACCTCTTGATCGGCGACCCGGGCCCCGATTTTTGGACGCGCTGCCAATGGCATCTTCGCTATCCGGGCTTTGAAGGTGTTGCGCTTAGGATCAACCGCGATGCGCAGCCCGCCACCTACCGCTGCATCGCCAAGATCAACGGGAGAAGAACGGTCTACATGGAAGAGCGCATCGACGAGCGGAGGCGCCGATGATCACCGTCCGCCCTGGACGATGGGGCCGCCTCGTCCTCCGCCTGGCCCGCCTCTTCCGGTTTCGAGTGCGAGTGGTCAACCTCTACACGACCGCTGGCGAGCCGATGGAAGTCACGGTCCGCTATGGTCCGATGAACTGAGCGCAGGGAGCCCTGACCATGCCGATCCCAGCCGATCTGCGCAAAAAGCTGGAGCGCGTGCGGAGATGACCGCGGCCGATCGCGAGCGTCGGCGCGGCAGGGCGCTTTACCTCTGGACGATGTTCCTGACGATCTCGCCATGCCTCGCCGTCATGAGCCTGATCTCGGAGAAGGGTCCGCTCACCCTGTGGCTGGCCGGCAAGATCGGCATGACCTGGGCCGTCGTTTCAACCGCGGCCACCCTCGTCTGCATGGTCGGCTTGGGGTGCTGGTTGCTGTGGCGCTGGGCCGAACCCAAGAGCCGGGCATGACCGTGGCCGAGCTGATCAAGGCGCTGCAGGAGATGCCGCAGGGCATGGAAGTGCTCGCCGTGTTCGATGCAGACGGGTCGCCCTGCGACATATTTCGCGTCGCAGAAACCACGATGGGTGACGCGATCGATTGCGAGTATTTCGACCAGGACCCGACGCGGCGCTTCGTGATCATCACCTGAGCCAACACGCCGCAACCAACCCCATTGACGATTAAGCGAGACCATGGCAAATGTGCCAGCACTCGCGACGTGCGAGACACACTGACCCCGCCCGAACCGGCGGGGTTTTTCATTTCCCCAACATCCCAAAGGCCCACCATGCCCAGGCGCACCAAGTGCTGATCTGGCTGATGATCCCGATGCTCATCAACTGGTGGATCTCCCCCTTCGACATGAACCGCCAGGCGAACGGTTGGAATTGCTTTCGCCTATGAAAAGCCAATGGCCCGCCGACCATGTCGAGCGCCGTCCGATCACGTCGCTGATCCCCTACGCGAACAACGCCCGGACCCACGACGACGCCCAAATCGCCCAGATCGCGGCGAGCATGAAGGAATGGGGGTGGACCAATCCCATCCTCGTGGACGACACCGGCATGATCATCGCCGGCCATGGCCGCGTCCTCGCCGCCCGCAAGCTCGGGATCACCGAGGCTCCTGTGATGGTGGCGACGGGTTGGAGCGAGGCGCAGAAGAAGGCCTACGTCCTGGCCGACAACCAACTGGCGCTCAACGCCGGCTGGAACGCCGAACTGCTGACCACCGAACTGAAGGGCCTGGACGAGCTCGGCTTCAACCTGGACCTGATCGGCTTCGGCGATCTGGCCTCGCTGCTGGCGGACAAGACCGCAGGCCTGACCGACCCCGACGACGTCCCGGACGCCCCGGCCGATCCGGTGTCGATGCTGGGCGACGTGTGGCTGCTGGGCGGGCATCGGATCATCTGTGGAGACTCCACCAAGGCCGAGGACGTGGAGCGGGTGCTGGCCGGCGTGAAGCCGCACCTGATGGTCACCGATCCGCCCTATGGGGTGGAGTATGACGCCAACTGGCGGAACGTGGCGATGCGTGCAGACGGCACGCCCAGCGATGGGCGTGCCGTGGGTAAGGTTCTAAACGATGGTCAATCGGACTGGCGTGAAGCCTGGGCGCTGTTTCCGGGCGATGTCGCCTACGTCTGGCATGCCGGTCGGCATGCCAGCTCGGTTCAGTCTTCGCTTGAAGCCAGCAAGTTCGAGATTCGCTGCCAGATCATTTGGTCGAAGGGTCGCTTTGCGATTGGGCGCGGGGACTATCACTGGCAGCACGAACCCTGCTGGTATGCGGTGCGGAAAGGCAAGACCGGCCATTGGGCTGGCGACCGCAAGCAAACCACGCTCTGGGAAATCAGCCACAACAAATCCGAGACCGGCCACTCCACTCAAAAGCCCGTCGAGTGCATGAAGCGCCCGATCGAGAACAACAGCTCCCCCGGCCAAGCGGTTTATGAACCGTTCAGCGGATCTGGCACCACCATCATCGCCGGTGAGATGACCGGCCGCAGCATCCACGCCATCGAACTCAACCCGGCTTACATCGACGTCGCGGTTCAACGCTGGCAGGCCTTCACTGGCCTCGAGGCGACGCTAGAGGGCGATGGCCGCACCTTCGCGCAACTCACCCCCGAGCGGACCCAGAAAGCCGCGTAGCATGGCCGGACGCCCCGCCTTCGCCCCTACCGACGAACAGCGCAAGCAGGTCGAGGTGATGTCCGGTTACGGCGTCCCGGAGGACGGCATCGCGCTCTCCATCGGCATCAGCGCGCCGACCCTGCGCAAGTATTTCCGCCACGAACTCGACCTCGGCATCGTCAAGGCCAACTCGCAGGTCGCGCAGTCGCTGTTCAAGAAGGCGATCGGCGACGGCGCGTCGTCCACCACCGCCGCCATCTTCTGGGCCAAGACCCGGATGGGCTGGAAAGAGACCGTCGTGAATGAGCACAGCGGCTCCGTCGAGGTCACCGATGCACGCGAGCGCCTTGCACGTATCGTCGCTGGCCAGGTTGCCGCCGACGAAGCTGGCGCAGGCGCTGGCAAGCCTCACTGAGGCCGAGGCCGAGGACCTACTGCACGACTGGCGGTTCACGGCTAGGCCGGAGCAGGTCGCCCCCGACGGTGACTGGCAGGTCTGGGCCTACATCGCCGGCCGCGGCGCCGGGAAGACCAGATCCGGTTCCGAATGGGTCCGCGAACAGGTTAAGGCCGGTTACGAGCGCATCGCACTGATCGCGCCCACCGCCGCCGATGCCCGGGACGTCATGGTCGAGGGTGACAGCGGGCTTTTGTCGGTCTGCTGGTCTGGGGACAAGGATCGCCGCGGCAACGTCACCGGTCGGCCGCTCTACGAACCATCCAAGCGCCGTCTGACCTGGGCGAACGGCGCCATCGCCACCACCTATTCGGCCGAGGAGCCGGAACGCCTGCGCGGCCCGCAAAGCGATGCGATATGGGCCGATGAGCTCGCGGCTTGGGTCCGGCCTGACACTTGGGACATGGCGATGTTCGGCCTGCGGCTCGGCCGCAATCCGCGCGCCATGGTCACCACCACCCCGCGGCCTGTGCCGCTGGTGCGCCAGATCATCGGCGCGACCACCACCGTCATCACCCGAGGCTCCACCTATTCGAACAGGGCCAACCTCGCGGCCTCGTTTCTCGACAAGATCGTCACCCGCTACGAAGGCACCCGCCTCGGTCGCCAGGAGCTGCTCGGCGAGATCCTCGACGACATTCCCGGCGCGCTCTGGACCCGGGACATGATCGACAAGGCTAGGGAGCCAAGGCCCAAGCCGGACATGTCGCGCATCGTCGTGGCCATCGACCCCAGCGGAACCTCTGGCGAGGATGACGGCGACAGCGTCGGCATCGTGGTCGCCGGCAAGGGCGTCGACGGCAGGGCCTACGTCCTCGCCGACCGTACCTGCAAGGTCTCGCCGGCTGAGTGGGGCAAGCGGGCTGTGGCCGCCTATCGCGAGTTTGAAGCCGACCGGATCATCGCCGAGCGCAACTACGGTGGCGCCATGGTGCAGCACGTCATCCGCACCGTCGACGCCAAGGTTCCGTACACCGAGGTGGTCGCCTCCCGCGGCAAGGTCGTTCGCGCCGAGCCGGTGGCCGCGCTCTACGAGCAGGGCCGCGTCTCGCATCTCGCCCAAACGCCGGAACTGGAGGACCAGATGTGCGCGCTGACCTCCGATGGCTACCTGGGCGACGGGTCTCCTGACCGCGTCGACGCTCTGGTGTGGGCGCTGACGCATCTGATGATTACGGCCGGTGAGCCCTTCGTCTGGTCCGTGAACGGCGTGGCGATCAGCGCATGAAGTGGCCGCGCTTCGGCCCCCGCGCCGATCCCGTCTCGCGCGAGGTCGCGCTGCGTGGTGCGCTGGACGCCCAGGTCAAAGCCTCGATGGCGGGCCCGATCATCTCGGCCTGGAACGTCGGCCGCCCGGCTTGGACGCCGAGAGACTATGCCGCCCTGGCGCTGGAGGGATTCCAGAAGAACGCCATCGCTTACCGCTGCATCAAGCTGATCGCCTCGTCCGCGGCCGCGGCGCCGTGGATCCTGTCCAGCGGCGACACCGAGATCGAGGAGCACCCGCTCCTGACCTTGCTGGCGCGCCCGAACCCGATGGCGAGCGGCGCCGCGCTGATGGAGGCCTTCTTCGCCTACGAGTTGCTGCAGGGGAACACCTACCTCGAGGCCGTGGGGCCCGATAACCGCCCGCCGCGCGAGCTCTGGAACCACCGCCCAGACCGGATGCAGGTGATCCCCGGTCCGCAGGGCATTCCGCAGGGCTTCGAATACACCGCCAACGGCCAGAGGGTCCGCTGGCAGGTGGATCCGCTGACCGGCCTGGGCCCGATCCTGCACCTGAAGGAGTTTCACCCGCTCGACGACTGGTACGGCCTGGGGCGCACCGAGCCGGCGGCCTACGCCATCGACCGCCACAACGCCGCCTCGGCGCACAACAAAGCGCTGCTGGACAACGGCGCGCGTCCGTCCGGCGCCCTGGTGTTCAAGCCGATCAAGGGGCAGGACGGGCAGGTCACGCCGGCGCCTGACACCGTGGTGGCCGCGGCGCTGAAGGAACTGCGCGCCACCGGCGTCGGTCCGCAGGCGGCCGGCCAGGCCCACGTCTACGGCGGC